TCGATTTCTCGTATCATGTCATAACATGTTCTTTCAACTTGTTGTAGACCTTTAAATATATTAGATGGGCCGTCTGCACGATTGTTATATTGAAACTTCTCGTGGTCTTTGTTAATCTTTTCAATAGTCTTTAAAATCTTTTTATAACCATTGATTTCTGATTTTCTATCGAACTCTGAGTTCTTTTTCTCAGCAGGACTTTTACCATGAAAATTTATTCTTTCGTCTAAGTCTACTGTTGTCTCTTCTTTATTTAAAAGTTTTTGAGTGTTTACTTTACCAATAAGTTGTAAGATGACATCTCTTGCTTTAAGGACTGCTTCGTAATCTTTGTTATACTTCTTGTCCTTAAGTTCGTTGTCACCCATCTTTACAATCTTCTGATAACCTTTTAGAACGGCTTGCATGTCCTTAGATAGTTTTTTCAGTGAATCAACTTCTTTTTGTTTCACTTCTTGTAAGTGCATATCACGATATGTTTTAAATAAATCTTTCATGTTATGTGGCATTATACATGTCCTTACCATTAGAATATTTTTCCATATCCTTCTTCAGGTCATCATAGACTTCATTTCTCATGTCCATAAGACCTTTAGGCATATGACCATATTCGTTATGCATTTTGTCAATTAATTCTAATTTTTTTAATGACTTTTTGTCACCCATTGATTTTGCAATGTGTATGAGTGATTTAGTGTGTTCGTTTCTATCAGTAAGTTTTGCAACTTTATCGATATCATTTTGTTTAAATTCTTTTTTCTCTTCAAGATTTTCTGATTCCCACATTTGTCTGTAAGAATCCATGACTGATTCATTTTTCTTTTTCTTTGCAATTGCGATTGCAGCTTGTTGAGCTCTTGATACTGCATGTCCTTCTTCTACAGATTCATCAAAATTAACATTGAGTCTTTTTGAATGTTTCTTTAACAAGTCTTTGACTTTCATATTTTTGTTTTTTGGATTTGCAAATTCATCTGCTAATTCATCGTCTGACAATATGTCGTAATCCAATTTATCATCAAAGTCTTGACCCTCTTTAGAACCTACTTTCTTATTACCAATTTTCTTTAACAATACTTTCAGTTGTGCTTGTGCTTTTCTTCTTTCTTTAGGGTCTCTATCTTTAATACCAATAGCCATTGTTCCTTCTTTGAGTGGGTCATTCTCTGACTTTTGCATCATTCTTTGTGCAAGGTCAACAAGTGTAGAGATATTAGACTTCTCCATTCTCTCTTTGTTTTTGTCGTTTACTTTACCATAGATTTGTGTAATCATTGAAGCAGTAAACATATCAACCATTACACCACCAACTTTAGTTGCACTCTTTTTGTCTACAATCTTTTGTAAATCAGGCATAAGGTTCTTACCTTCTGTCATTATACCTTTTATAGATTCATGTAAACCTTTTAGATTACCACGATATTTGATTTTACTTTTCTTTTCTAAAACTTCTGATTCGTTTGTTGCTGGTTTATCCCAACCACCACCATGGTCTTCTGCAGTCTTTAGTTTACCTAATGCAACATATAAAGGTTGTAAGTCTACACCATTTTTATAGTCATCTGTTTTACTGTAAGTTGGGTCAATCATAAGACCGACTTTGTATGCACTTGAACCTTCCATTGGTGTTGAGTAAACTGGTTTTTGTTTGATTTTGTTTTTCTTACAGTATGCATCAATCATATCTGTTGCTTTAATGAAGTCTTTCTTATTCTCTTCTGAAGTGATTCTGTCTCCTTTACCACCTCTGAATTGAATGTAGAAGTCTACACATCTAGAATATGTTTTATCTGTATAAGGTTTATATTTCTCGTCAAGGATTGACATTATGAAATCTTCTGCATCATCTTTATGTGAAACTTCACCATTTTGTGAACCCCAACCTAGTAAATCGTCTTCTACTTTTTTAGGTAAATCTTTTTGTTTCTTTTCGTCTCTGAATGCGTCAATATGTTTCTTGTGTTTTGTTATAAGTTTTTTCCAATCTCTGTCTCTTGGAAACATTTTGATTACTTTTTTGTAATCTTCGTCTAACATATTGAATGAATCTTTGAATGATTCTTCGTTTGCAAACTTAAGTGCATTTTGAACTTCTTTTGCTTTTAGGACTTTATCCCCGTAATAGTCTTTAATGGATTTGATTGCAATATCCATTGCACCACCAAGGTCTAATGCAACCTCGACTGCTTTCTTAACTACTTTGTCTTTAACTTTGTTTCTACGGAAATAGACTTGAATCTCACGTCCAGTAAGTTTCTGTTTTCCATAAGGGCCGAGTGGGTTAACTTTCCCGTCCTTATCTAATACCTTTTTGGCTTCGTAAAAGAGGTTCATACCAGTTCCTAATATTGTTTTTTCTTTTTATCAGAGGCACATTCACCTTCTGCAACTTCTTCTTCGTTTTTACCTTTATAGTTTTTATCTATGTAATCAAAGAATTTCTTTTTCTCTTCATCTGATTTAAAATCAGCAGGAGAATCTACACCAAATTTTTTAAGTGCAGATTGAAAGAACTCTTCGTATTCTTTTGAGTTCTGTAAAACTGTTCTAGATGCTTCTAGTAGTTCGGGTGATAGACCCATTGATGTTAATTTCATTGTTCTAATTCCCCTTTTTCGAAGTAGTCAAACATTTTCTGTTTACCTTCTGTTGTTAAATGTAATTGTTTTGCAAGTCTACCAAGCATATTTTTTTCTACAAGTTTTTCTGCAGATTTCTCTACTGATTCTTTTACTGGTTTTTCTTCTTCAACTTCGACTGAATCTTTAAGAGGTGAAACACCTGCTTTTTTAAACATTTTCATAAGGTCTTTATCCTTAATCATGTCTCTTTGTTTATTGTCTGCACCCATACCGAATGTGGTCTTCTTAAATCCATTAGGATTTTGTTTCTGCATTGCAAGTGCAACCTTAACGTCTGTCATGTTAAGAAGTTTTGCAATACCCATAGCTTCTGTTTCACTATCTGTATTGAATACCTTCTTAATCATATCACCCATTGAGGCTTCAAGGACTAATTCTTCAGTGATTTCATCTTCGACTACTTTAACGTCTTCTTCGAATCCAGTTAAAAGGTCGTTTTCGATATCTTCACTAATTATTTCGTCTGCAGTTTTTTCCACACTTCCTTCTTTCAAAGCAATGTGACTACGGACTTGTTCTAGTTTTTCTTTCCAGTTTTCTGATTTATAACTCATAACAGTATTATTTATAATTTTTAAGAGGTCATGTGCATGATATCACGAACAATCTTTCTATTAGTTGGTTTGTTTGGTATTTCTTTTGCTTTTGCAATAATATTTAGTGCAGTTTTATATGATATTTTTCCTTCTTGGTATCTACGTAAGACTCCACATCTATAAATTTTACATGCTTCGGGTCTAGTTTCATAGTTTTTACACTTATTATCTTCTTGTAAGTGTTCACAACCTTTCTGAAAGAAGTAATTATTACCATGTTCTGTTGCAATTATCTCGAAACCTACCCGTCTAGACATTCGCATTCTTGGTTCGAATTTATCCTTTTCCTTAAAGTAAGACTTCTCTTTATCGGTTGTATACATGGTTCTAAACAATGCACCAGTGCAACATAGTCCACAATCAAGACATAAGTCTTTATTTATTTCTTGTAGTTGTGTATCCATTGTCTATACGGAGAACCAAATCTCCTTCACCTTTTATTACTCTATGGTAATTATTCTTTATGATAAAATAGTCTTTTCCTATCTCTAATTCTTCGGGTAGTTTGTCTTCTTTTTGTAATTCCCACCCCTTTCCACTCAATACATGGATAGTTCTAGACTCTTTATCTCTATGCCAAACCAGTTCGTTTTCATCTACTTCTGCAGAAAATGTTCTAACAGTGTATTTTATGTCTGTCCCATGTTGGACTAGTGGTTGGTCTGTATAGGGGTTAGTCATCTAAGCCAGGATAAAAGTTATCATTCTTTTCATTATAACCATAGAAACTTCCATCTTTCTCTTTTGCTTCAAACAATCCCAATACATAGTTGTCTGCAACGTCTTCTGCATAAGATTCACTATGGTTATGAACCTGTCTAGTTTCTATTATTACGTTGTCTTTTGCTAAATCTACTTCAAAACCTTCTGAAGTTAGTCGGACTGTTGCAGTCCTGTTTTCATTTCTGTATTCGTGTATCACTTGACTCATAATTATCTCCTTATATTTAGTCTACCAAAAAAAGTTTCCGCCGTCTGATAGACCTAACTGTTTCGCATAATGTGGTAATCTACATGCCCAATATGATGCAGTAGTTTTATCTTTTTGTTGTGAACACTTATGTCGTGCAGCGAAGGATTTTCTTGCTTTCTCGTTTCCGAGTTTCACTTTGAGACCTGTAGTGTCTCCCCATGTGACTTTTTTAATCTTTTTAGTTTGTGGGTCTCTAACATATACATAGTATTTCTTAGGGCCACCTGCTTTTGGTTTGTTGAGTTCGGGTTCTTCTTCTTCGTTTATAAACTCGTATTGTGGACAATCTAGTGGAACTAATTCTCCCTCATACACTTCGAACTCACCAATATCTGTTTCCATTATATTCTTATCAACTTCAGTAAGTCTGTATCGGTCTTCTTTGATAAGGTTTCTTGCTTCATTAATACATTCAAAATACATCATAGAACCTAAACGAAATGGATTGTCTAGTAGATTGGTTTTTTCTTTTTGAAGTGTATCGAGTGTTTCGTTGATTGCAATTTGAGAAAATGTTTTCTTTGAATCGTGATATGATTTTTGATTCTCTTTTACGTATTTCTCAACTGATTGACCAGGCGTATCTTCTTGATAAGCCTTTCTTGTTTCGTCTGTTCCCTGTTCGTGAACTCCGTTGTCGTGTTTATTTCCTGCCACTTGGAAGTATCCCCTTCTCTTTCAATTTTCTAAGTCTTGGTTCTGTTCTATTGTATTTTTGTGATACAATTGATAAGTTAGACTTGTCATTATTCATAGGATTGTTGTCCTTATGGTGAACGTCCTTTCCTTTTATATCTTTTCTGTCCTTTAGACTTCTTCGTGCTTCATTTCTTTTTGCACGTCTTTTAACTTGTTCGGGTTTTGAGTGATAATTCTCATACTCTTTTTTGTAATCTCTTTCTTCGTTTTGTTTCTCTGCAGCTTTTCTATCTGCATCACGTTTTGCTTGAATTTGTTTATTTGCAACTTCTTTTTCTTTCTGTTGGTTGACTTTGTCTGTTTCTCTTTCGTGTCTATCTTGTAGTGCTTCTAACTCTTGTAATTGTTTTGCCTTTAATCTTTCTAGTTCTTCAGTTTGTTTTGCTTTTAGATTTGCAGCGTCAACTGCAGCGTCTTCTTGTATGTTGTCACCAAACTTAAGGAAGAGTTTATGTTTCTCCTGTTTCTTATCAGTGACTTTCATTCCAACATAAGAACCTAACTGATTAATCATTCCTAAACCTTTTTCAGAGTTCTTTTCATATTCCTTTTCAATCAATTTTTTGATATTTTTAAATATGAAATCTAAGATACTTCTGTAATCAGTGACAAGTTTACCTTCTTCTACTGATTCGGGAACACAATCGGGAACCATTTTATCCCCTTTCTTTTTCATTCCAACTTGTTTGTATCCGTCCCAACACTCGTCTTGTTCACCCATAACCAAACCACTTAACTGTTGAACTAAAACTGTTAGTTGTGAAGTGTTCATTGTTGATAATGTTTCTAATTGTTTCTTAGTTAATCCTTTAATCTTTTTGAGTTGTTTTCTGATATCAACTCCTTCTTCTATTGACTCTGATTTACCCGAAACTTTCTTTGCAAGGTCTTGGTCTGCACCACCCCATGTTCCTTTTGATTTAGTCACAAAAGAATTAACACGTGCATGTCCCCATTGTTCGGGTGTAGTTCCTGGCCTATGTCCACCTTTCCAAGCTGCAACTCCACGTTTGTAGACTTGTTTTAGAATACCAACTGGCATTCCACTCTTGTCTGCTTTCTTTTGTAAAGATTTATCAGCTGCACCTTCTCCAAACATTTTCTTATACTTCTTAGTATGTTGTGAAGGTTTAGTATCTGCTTTTGAATCGCCAGGTGCTGGTTTGAATGCGTCTTCACCTTCTTTATCTTTATTATTCTTAAAGTGGTCTGCACGTTTATCTTTTGTGGACTGGGACATTTCGTCTCCGTCTGCGTCTTTAGCATAATACTTCTTAGGTTGAGAACCTTTCTTGCCTTCAACTTCTTTGTCTTGTTGGGTCTTACGTAATTTTTCTCTAAGTTCTTCTAACATAATACTATTTATGTTCTTTTAAACCTGTATGTCGGAATGATTTATACATCAATTCTTTCTCTTTCCATTGTAATGCAAGTTTGTTTTTGGGGAATGAAGTAGACCAACCTAGTAGTTTACTGTATAGTGAATTTGCTTTTTTGTCAAGTGTTGCAAGGTCATCATCATTCTTAATCTCTACAAAGTCTCTACCAAAAATTGATTTATATTCCTTTGCATTCTTTTGTGCAGCGTCCCAGTCACCTTTTACAATTTTGGGTGGTAGTTTTCTAGACCTTAAGTCATTTCTTTTTTGTGCATTGTCTAGACTTGCATTAACAAATATCATTTTGTATTCATATCCTAATGTGTCTAACATTTTTTTGTAGTTCTTAATCTTACCCGACTTTGCACTTGTAGTGTCAAAGATAAGACCTAGTCTTCCTTCGATATATGAGTCTAAGTTTTTACCTGTAATACTTTTTGCTTTTGCACGGATAGGGTCTACTTTATCAAAGTCTGCACCTCTAAGGTCAAGTGACATTCCTGCTTTCTTTAGTCCGTTCTCAAATGCTTTATCAGTGTTGACCATTTTTAAACCAAGTGCAGTCAAAGCTAATTTCTTTACAACTGCAGATTTACCACTGCCTGGGCCACCACTTAGGAAAACTGCTTTAAAGGTGCCTGGGTCATAGACTCCTTCTTGTATCAAATCTTCTACCATGTAGTGTGGTAGTGTTCCTTCTGCAATACCCATTCCTTTACGGATATCGTTATAAAGTTTCTGAACTAATCCTTTATTCTTTGTTGGAACACCTAATTTGAAATTGTCAAAGTCTCCTTGTTCTGCATATCCTCTGAGTTTACTTGCAGACATTCCACTGACATCATCTGCATCAGGGTCTCTCTCTCCAGCAGATACTATATTGATTTCGTCAAACTTATAGAATCCGTGACGTGCTTTAACACCATTGTATTTGTTTAGTAGTGTTTCAAACTCTTTTACTCTGTCTGACCCAACAACCATTGAGACTCTTTTATATTTCTTCTTATGTAATTCTGTTGCAATCTCAAATACTGTTCTTGCATTTACGTCTGCAACAATCTTCCCAAAGAATTTTCTTAGATACGATATCTTGTCTCGGTGTGATAGTGGATTTTTAACCTTGTCATTTGAATGTGAAGTGAATAACAGAACGTCATCACCACCCGATTGTTTTTTAAGTTTGTCTACTAACTTTCCATGACCTGTTGTAGGTGGATTGAATCTACCAAAAGTAAACACTACACCCTTATCTTTAGCTTCTGTTAGAAATGCATTGAATGATTTCATTACTTATCCCACGATTTTTGTGCAGTGAAGTTATTGAATGCAAACTCCATTCTATCTACAAGTTTAACTGCACTTCCTGTTTTATCTATTGCAACGTATCCTTCGGGGTTAACTACCTCGAAACCATTTGCAGTCTTTTTGAAAGTTCCTATACTCTTTACTCTATTTAGTGCATTTATGATAAGTTGTTTTGCAACTACTAGGTGTCCCATAAAGGAAGTTAGATTAGTTATCATGTTCTTTAAACTTCTGAGTTCGTTATAAAGTTGTTCACCAATCTCTTGTTTGATTTGTTTGGTCTTTTCCATTTTGACCTTTGCAACCACCTTATCTCTCCAGTAGCTTTCGAAGTGTTCCATATATCCTTTGTATGTTGGATTGAAACTACCACCTCTGATAAGTGTATTACAATATGTTTTGTAAGATGCACCAGCACCTTTCTTTCCAATCTCTTCCTGTATTTTTTGAAACTTATCTAAATCTTTCTTTTTGATTCCATGGAAGGCTTTACCTGTTTTGGATAGTTCTTGTGTAAGTGTAAGTGTTTCTTTTGCAGTCATTGAACCTTTACCACTGACATCTTTATATGTTGCATCGTCAATCCAAACATCTTTACTGTTTCCTAGTTTAGATATATTTGCACCAAAACTTGCACCTAAGTCTTCTATTGTAGAACCAGTGTATGTGGTATGAAACACAATACCCATTTTAGAGTTTGCAATCTCTTTACCTAAATCTGAATTAATATCTACTGCATACATGATTGTATTTGGTTGGAATGTGACGAATGATTTTCCGTCAATCTTTTGCATTTTCTTATCATTGGTATACATTAAATCACCTTGCATGATTGTATTCCAAGATAGTTTAGATAAACATTGAAATGAAGTTAAGAACTTTTCTTTTAATGCACCACTTAATTCGTCTGCATTTTTAATTTCATGTTCTGAAGTGTAAAACTTAGGTTCTTTATTGAATAGAGATTTCTTTGCAACAAAGAATTGATTAGTTTCGGGGTGTTGACCACAGAAAATAGCAGGAGCTCCGTCCCACTTAACAGTCATGTTAACACTTGAATTAGAGTTTCCTTTTAACATGTCTCTAAGACCCTGTAAAAAGTTTATAGCACCACGTCCACCATCAATCCCTTGATTGATAATCTCGTCTTCTAAGTGTTCTAAATGTAGATTTTTTGCACCCATAATAGTAATTATACCACATTCTTGGTGGTATTACTACTATTTATGGTATTTTTTTGTTTATTAACTTGGGTCGACTTGGTCAACGTCACCAGCTGCTATTCCTGCGTCGATATCGTCCATGTCTGATTGATATGCAGTTAATTCAGCATCTATATCTGTAATAGCTTTGTCTGAATCTGTTTTATTTGACATACCTTTTGCATGTTCTTGGAAATAGAATTGTTGCCAATCGTCATGTGTCCAATTACTTCCGTCAAAATCTGCTGGATTCCAATCTGCAGTTGCAGTTATTGAAGAATTTGCAGTCTTCCATTCAGTTAACCAACCAACAAGTCCAGCACCTGTCCATGCAGATTTACTACCACGTGCAGTATGGTCTGTTCCGTTAGGTTGATTAATGACTTGATATTCTTGACTTACACCCTTTAACCAATTCTTTTTACTCGTTAATTGTGCAATTGAGGATACTAAGTCGGCTCTTGCTGTTTCTCTTGACATAAATTCTCCGTGATTTACTATAGTGTATGTAATCTATGTTATTATTTAGGATTTTGCAAGTGGTGAGGAAGACAATTTTGATTCTATTTTTGATATTTTTTTGTTTATTTTATCAATTTCTTTAGAATCTTTAGACACACGTGCATCTCTCAATTGTTTCTTGAGTTCAATTTTTTCGGTTATCTTTGATATAACCTCTGAACTTTTTATCACTTTCTTCATAGAACCATCTAGTATAACATTATTTAGGTGGTCTGTAAAGGGGGTTTTTATTTGAAGTCGTTAAAATCTCTCTTCTGTCCATCATTCCTTCCTCTATCAAATACAGGAACATCATCATTGTAGGTAGAATCATTCTCAAATAGTTCTTCTTGTGCTTCTTGTTCACAATCATAGAGTTTCATTCTACTTCTATCAATACCGATTACAAACCTTTTAAAGATTGTGGGGTCATTATATCGATTCTTCAACTGTTTCACTACGAGTTGGTCTAGTTCTTCTAGTTCGTCACTGGTAATCAGTGCAAACATTAAGTCTGCAGTCGCAGGTAGACCAAAACTTTCCGAAGTGTCTTCGAGTCCAATATCAGTGGAACCATAACCACTTCGGGTTGTTTGGGTTGCACTTACTAATGGAACGTCAAATTCCACTGCAAGTCCTCTAAGTTCTTCTGCAATACTCTTTACAAGTGTATAAGAGTTTGCACCAGCACCTGGCCTCACTCTATGTGAAGCACATATGTTTAGATAATCGACAAATATAATATCGGGTTGGAAGTCTTTCTTGATATCCAATTCTTGTAATAGGTGTCTGAAGTGTCCAACGTGTGCAGTTGCAGTAGGGTATTCTTTTACTATGAGTTTACCTTTAGTTTTGTTTTTTAGTTTGTCAACTTTCTTATCAAACATTTTCTTAGATAAATCGGGTAAATCTTTCATAGGAACATTCATAGTGTTTGCATCGATTCTCTCTGCAATCCTTTCTTCTGACATTTCCATAGTAATGTATAAAACATTCTTGTTCATCATAAGACATGAAGCTGCTTGGTGACACATAAACAATGATTTACCAACACCAGTTCCAGCAAGAACAATGTTAAGTGTTTTATTAGGTAATCCACCTTTGGTAATCTTGTTGAAGTATTCTAAGTCAAACGGAATCTTCTCTTCTTCCGTATGATAGAATTCAAATCTTGCATCTGCATCTTCTAACACGTCATGTCCAATGTTTGTGTCAAAAGACACGGAAAGTGCGTCCTTCAATAGTTCGGGTATTTCACCAGTAGACCTCTGTGATTTCTTGTCAATGACTTCAATCGAATCCATGACTGCAATATAGATTGCTCTATCCTTACACCATTTCTCCGTTTCTTCCACTAACCACTCACTTGGTGTGGTCTCCTTATCTTTACCAATCTTATCAACTATAGTTTTTGAACCCTTTGCAATATTCTCGTTAAGAGAAGTATTGTTTTCAAGGTTTATGAGAAGTGCTTCTACAGTTGGTGATTTAGTATACTTCTGAAAGTATTCGTGTATTTCATTGAATACAGTTCTTTCTTCGGTATCGGCAAAATACTCTGACTTAATGAATGGGACGCACTTTCGTGCAAACTCTTCACTCTGAATCAGATTCTTCAGTATCGTCTGTTCTATGCGTGTTTCCATATTTAAAGTATCCTTCTACTACTGTTTCGAGTCTTTCCATTACATCGGGTGTAAAGTATTTCTCGGGGTTGTTGTTAATTGTTTTACCAAATTCTGTTTTACCATTTGGTAGTTTGATACGTGTGGAACTCTTCTCAAAGATTCCACTTGCAAGTGCAAGGTCTAAAAGACCATAGTATCTATCCAGTCCACTGTCATAAGATAGTCTTACGTCAACTATTCTATTTTCTACAGTCAATCTAGATTTTGCATTCTTACAGTGAATGATATTACCAATGACTTCAGTTCCTTCTTTCTCTTTCTTCTTAGAAAGATAAATGATTGAAGAGGCTGCATATTTGAGACCACTTCCACCACCCATTTCTTTTTGAGGGAACATAGAACCAATCACATCATATGTGTGATTAGTCACAATCATTGGAACACCAGCACGTCCTAACTTAAGTGTTAGAACTCTGAATGCACCTTTAACAACTTGAGCACGAGTCATGTCTCGGGTTTCTTTACCCTCGGCAGTGTCCTCGATTTCTTTAGTAGTTGATAACATACCAAGTGAGTCAAGACACATCATCATAGGTGGTCTCTTATCCTTGGGTGTTTCAAGATACTTATCAAGTATGGATATTGCCTGTTTTCTGAATTCTTGAACAGTGACCACAGGCACGATAACCATTCTTTTTGAATCGATTCCTCTATCTTCAATCATTGTTTTACTGATTGCAGATTCAGATTCGAAATATATTACTGCAGAATCGGGGTGGTCTTCAAGGAATTGTTTTACCATACCCAAGGCAAAGTAAGTTTTTCCTGTTGCAGATTCACCTGCGATTGCAGTGATTTTGTTTGAGGGAAGTCCACCATATAGTGAACCACTCAAAAGTGAATTGAAGACATAACTACCCGTATCTACGAATGTATCTACGTCTCCAGCAGCCACACCATCTGAAACTATATTTGCATATTCGTTTCCAGTTGATTTGACTAAATCTTTAATAAATGACATAACACTTCTCCATAATGTATAAATCTATTATACACATGTAGTCTGTTATTGTCTAGGGGGTTTTGTCTAATTTTTTAGAAATATCACATAAAGCATCTTCTACCCTTATGTGTTCTTCCATCATAGAAACAAGTTGATTAACTTTAGATTCTAAGTGTATAATGAATCCAAAGATTACGGCTATCATAAGGATATAGAAACAGTCCATCATTGTTATAATCATGATACCTTATCTATCTCCTCTTGGGTCACATATCCATTGTCCATAACAAATTTTCTGTTATCTAAATGTTGTTGTTCAACCAAGTCTTTATTCTCTCCACTATAAACTACTGCATGACAATCTTTAATCATTTGAGTATTGATATCTACTTTGTGTCCGAATACAGGGTGTCCTTCTACATGATGTGCATATAGTGTTCCTAAGATTCTTCCAAACTTACCTTTGTCATGTGATACAAGTGATACAGTTTCACATTCTTCTAGTAATTTCTTTAAGTGTTTTTTAGAAGCTTTACCAAATAGTTTTTCTACTTTGTCTCTAGTTCTAGATTCTGGCGTATCGATTCCAACCATTCGGACTCTTTGTTTTTTATAGACCATACCGAAACCTAAATCGATATCCACATCAATAGTGTCTCCATCTACAACTTTTACTACTTTAACTTTATACTCATACATAATTATGTTTCCTATGTGCGGTTTTTTCTGACCAATCTTGAATTGCTTTTCTAATAGAGTCTTCTGCAAGAACACTACAGTGCAATTTTATTGGGGGAAGTTCTAAGGCTTCTGCAATCTCTTTGTCTTTTATCTGACTTGCTTCTTCAATAGTCTTTCCCGTTAACATGTCTACGAAAAGAGACGAACTTGCAATTGCACTTCCACAACCATATGTTTTAAACTTAACATCTTCAATAATATCAGTATCGGGATTTATTTTTATATCCAATTTCATAACGTCTCCACATGCTGGAGCACCTGTTAGTCCTGTTGCAACATTAGGGTCATTGGGGTCGAATCTACCAACACCATGTTTCTTAGGGTTATTTAAAACGTCTTCGAATCTATCTACTACTTTATTACTATATGCCATATTACTTATTTATCCAAAAAAGGAATCTAAACTTGCAACTGGTTCTACGTTCCAATTAATGAGATTGACAATATTCTTTAGTGGTTCATTGAATGCCTTTTCGAACTGCATATCATAGTCAATAAATCTATGTAAGTCCAACTCTCTTGGTAGAGAACTTGAGAATGATATTACATTCTCATTGATTGGATTTGGTGTTGTAAGATATGAGAAACGAATCTTATCTGAGTTCTTAATCATTTCATATCTCAAGTCAAGATTTTTAGATTTCAGTAAGTGATTGTGTAAGAGTGAACCTCTGACATGAATCGGTGTTCCTTTCCCATAGATATGAGTCGGGTCTGCATAAGTCACAAGGTTTTTGATACCCCTAGGAAATGCAACTTCCTCGGGTGGAAGGTTTCTAAATTCTTTTCGTGCAGTCTCTACGAACTCCCATAAGTCCTGTTCAGTTCCATTCATTACTACCTTTAAGGCTTCTGTTAGTTTAGTTCTGACCCATTGTGGTGTAGAGGACTTTGCAGTCTCAATACCCATCATTTTAAGTTTGGGTTCTGCAAGTCTGACACCTTCGTTGTCATGGACATTTAGAATGTATCGTTTCTTTGCAGTCCAAATACCTCTGTCTGCAATTACTTCACGACCCATTTGCATCTTCTGTTGGAATGCATTGGTGTATTCTGCAAGGTCGTCAAAACCACGTGCAAGAACTTGTTCAATCATACCTTCTGACTTGTTTAGGAAATCCACAATCTTGGTCTTGTCTGTTTCTTCGGGTAAGACTTTCTTGACCAGTTTATCCATAGTGATATAAACTGAATCAGTGTCCATTGCAATCACATAGTCTTCGTTATCTGTTCCAAGTGTTTTGTTTAGGAACTCATTGATAGTTTTCTCTGACCACTTAATAATTAACTGACCACTGGTTGTGATTGACTCTGCAAGGTCAATAGAAAAGAATGCAAAGTATTGATTTGCAAGAGCTCCATATGCAGAGTTAAGTGCAATCTTACGAACCTGTTGATTGTTGTATGCACGTTTGATAAGTGTATCAAGTTCTTTCTTACGTTTGGTTTCTTTACAGACTTCTCGTTCTTGTTGATACCCAATCATTTTCTTCTTCCACTCCTTTCTCTCGTCATAGAGTTTTTCCATAAGTTCGGGAAGAAATCCTTGTTTGTTTTTAGAATACATTACACCATTCGGACACACTGCATGACCCTGTTGGTGAACATATGATAAGTCACATTCTTTGTTCAACATTCTGTCAATGGTTAAGTCCTGTCTGTTTCCTTTTATCATTTTCTCGGGTGAGATATTGTATTGCATAATGATATGTGGATACAGTGAGTTCAAGTCGAAGGACACTACCCAATCATGTCCACCGACTATTGGGTCTTTGACATATGCACCAACAATTTGGTGTGTCTTATCATTACCACTCTTTAATCTTTGGGGTGGGGTTTGTATGTTTTGGTCTTTGAGGTGATTGTAGATTATGGTTTCCCAATACTTCACCATTCCGAATGTGTCATTATAATTACACTTTGCATTATAGGACATTGCAAGTGTTAGTTCCAATAGTCCTAGTTTGTCCTCTAGTTCTTCAACAAGGACAACGTCTTTGACATTGTATTCCAAGAACTTTGGATAGTCTTGTTTGTAAAGTGTATGTAGATTTCCATACTCTGAGTAATCTAGTTTACCAGTTCCAAGTTCTACTTGTGCAATGTTTTCTAGTTTGTAGGATTCTTGATTTACGAATGTATGTTTACGATATATCTCAAGGTAGTCAAGAACATTGATACCATATAGATTGAATATCATTTGTTTCTGACCATAAGTAGACATGAACTCTCTGACATCACATTGACCCCATGGTGAGAGTTTCTTATGTTCTCCCTCTCCTAGTATTCTATCAATACGATTACAGAGATAGGTGATATCAAAAGAGTTTACATTCCAACCTGTGATAATATCGAACCACTCTTGTCTCCAGTATTTAACGAACTGGGTTAAAAGGTCAACCTCATTTAAACAATTGTAATAGATTACATCTGTTCTGTTGTGTTCCCAAGGCCCGATACCAAAAACATGTGTATCTTTACCAAGTGGTTTCATTGAAATTGCATTGACCTTTTCAGTTGCAAGGGTTGGTTCGGGGAATCCGTCTTCACACTCACACTCAATATCAAGTGTTGCAATCTTAATCTGATTTAGATTCCAGTTTATCTCACCTTGAAATTTATCTGCAATATATGTATAGATATATCGGTCATATCCATGGATTTCAAATCCATGAGTTCCAGCATAATTCTCTCGGAACTTTCTTGCACCACCCATAGAGTTTAGGTTCACTACTTCTAGTGACCTTCCGTCTAATGATTTGAATGGTGTGTCTCCCTTCTTAGAAGGGATATAATGATTGGGTCTATAAGATACGGATAGTTTTTGTTGTTTTCCGTTCTTATATCCTTTGACAAGTATTTTGTCACGTGTTCTGCAAACGTTAGTATAGAAATCCATGTAGTTATTATACTACAAGGTATACTATTCTGTCAAGGTAGTAAGATTACTTTTTCCGTGTAAAATGTCGTAAGTGACATCATATTTTTCTTTCGCATTTGCAAGTTTCTCAATTTGAGTATCGAGTGCTTGTGCAATGTCGGGGTGTTCACCAATACCAGCTGGGTTGTTTTTGTATACTTCAATGTTTGCCATTGCAATATCCATTTCACCTTGATATTGACTCATTAGTGCTTTTAATAGTGTTTCTCTTCCCATTATTTACCTCTTATTTTATTACCTGTTGCAACTTTAAAGTTGGTTTCAAGTTGTGGTCTTGGTTCAAAAACTGTTTGAACTAAATCACTGTTTAATATGAACGTGTATTCTTTTGCAAAAGGAATCCATGGTGCAAGATTAACTTCATACTTTCCGTCTTCTGTATTTGTTAGACAAATTTGTGCATCTATGATTTTGTAATTTCCTAATATAGTTCTCTCAACGAATCCAATTAGAACTTCTCCAGTATCCAGTCTTATACATTTTACTTTAGACACTTCTTACCATCTCCTGTAATTCAACACTTCGTCTTCCGACCTGTCCGAACCATTTAGAATCTTCCATTTCAACTGCAACCTTTTCCCAGTCACATGAAACAACACCTTTCCACATGTTATTAAACTTACTGAATCTTGTTCCACCTAAGTTGAATGTCATGTTGACTAAAACGTGTTGAATGTCTTCGGGTAGTGCATAGAAATCTTCTCCACCTTTTGATTCAAATACATGAATGGTTTCTTCTACGTGTTTATCAAAATCATATTCATAAACATCATCTACTCTTTCTTGTGAGACTGGTGTTCCAACTGGTAATCCATATTCATCATCACTATCTTTAATCAAGTGACCAACTCCAAAAGTTAAGTATCCTAATGAGTCTTCGTAAATTTCGAGGACTTCTCCCTCATGTCTCTTAATCTGTTCTTTCAATATCTCTTTGTTCATTCTCTTTCCTCGCTTGTTCTTCTATTAATTCAACCAATATGTCACCCATAAGGTTATTAAGTTCGGTATTATTTAGGAGTTCTTCAAAGTCATGATTGTCGGGAACTTTGATAAGATTCCTTTGAAAGTTTAAGTGTTTCTTACCTTCTACAAACTCTACTTTACCATATGTGTATATGAGTCCTTCCCACATTCCTTTAGTAAGTTGAATGCCTGACATGTTTAATTTGTTATTGTCAACAACACAATAAACACCTTCGTCAAATAATGGTGTATTACCCAAAGAAACTCTCCAATGAATTGTGTTTGTTGGGTAGGAATAAATCTTTATCTTCTTTTGCAAACCACCATACATTTTCCATGTATAGTTTTTTCATAAAGTCTTGCATTGCAGTTCTATCAATTCCTTCTTTATCTGATACTTGGTTGTCGTCACTATCACCTTTTACGTCTGACCACTTCTCTAAGAATGCAGTAGAAGATTGAGGCCTTTGCATGATTCTCATTCCTATCTGACCTTTGAAGTGTGGTCTTAAATCGTCTACAACTTCGTCACATGAAGGAAACATTTTACCTTTTATTTTTGGATTCATAATGTTAATCAATAAGTGTCCGTTATCTGATAACACTTCAAATGATTTTCTAGAAACTGGAATAAAGAAATCGTCTCTCCATGATTCATATTCTGAGAACTTACTCCATGATTGGTCTTCTTCGTGTTCTCCACCTTTGTTGTATGTCTCTGTTGAGAAATATGGTGGTGAAGTAAATGCACAATCTATTGGTGGGAATTTTTCATAAGGAATATCCTCTGCACCACTTCTATAGATTACAACTCTCTTCTCACCAACTGACATAAACTTGTCTTTGGTTTCTGTAATTTTTGGTGCATGACCTGTAAGAATCTTTTCATATTCTATACATTGTTTCTTATATCTTTCAAATGTGTTTGGGTTTGGGTCACAACCAATATACACTGTAGTTTTTTTACTTGCAAAGAATCCACATAGTCTATCTCCCCAACCACAACTTGTATCCAATACAGTTCTTGCATCAGTCATTTCATAAAAACACTTTGCAACCACTGGTTTGAATTGTGTTGCAATATAGGCTCCTAGTCTGAATGCCATTCTGTAAGTATCTTCTTTCAATGAACCACCAACAAGTTTTATAACTTCGTTTCCGTCTACGTCTTTTGACACTTCCTTTGTGATATCATTGACACCTCTCCATATTGCACCGAGAGGTGATTTTAATTCTTTTGCAGTTGATTCTCTAAATGCATTTATTGGTGCTCTATGTCCATATGAATCACAAGACAATCTTAAATCTTGCATAAAGTAATCACTTGCATCATTAAATGTGGAAGGTGCATTGACCATTCCATGTCCCCATTCTGAATAGGGATATTTGTAGTCGTCATATTTTTCTACGACTTCTTGTTCTAAATTTTCGTGTGGGTATATAAACTTCCAAACAGGATATTCTAAAAGTTTAATAAAGGTGTTTCTCATATCTTCATGAGAGATTTGTTTTAGAGGAAACTCGGGTCTTTCGGTTTCTATATATTCTGCAAGAACCTCACGGAAGTATTCTCTCCCATGTTCTTCAGTTAATGCATCAAAGAGACTACCATCAATAATAGGTAATCTCTTCTCATTTGCATTGTCTTTTAAGACTTGATAAAGTTTAGATGTTTGCAAGGACATTTTCGGGTGATGATATTTCATAAGGGTCTGAATCGACATTGTCACCGAATCCTTCTTCTGCAAAGACATTTTCAATAACATTGTCATTTACAACAATTGCATATCTCCAAGACCTAATACCAAATCCTACGTTTGCTTTTTGCACACTTGCACCCATACCTTCTGTAAACTCTCCGTTTCCATCGGGTAATGGTCTAACATTTTGAATCCCCTGTCCATCAAACCATGCATTCATTACAAATGAATCATTTACTGACAAACAATATATCTCATCAATACCCTTTTCTTGGAATTGTGAAAACTGAGTTTCAAAGCCAGGCAATTGGAATGATGAACATGTTGGGGTGAATGCTCCAGGCAATGCAAAGATTATTACTCTTTTTCCAGCAAACTGTTCGTTTGTTTCTAAGTGTTTAAAATCTCCGTCTACTCTTATTGGTAGAATTACTTGGGGTATTCTATCTCCTACGTTTAACATATTTTTCTCCATAATATAAAAAGATACACCCATTATACTATATAACAGGTGTATCTGTAAGGGGGTTTTTAAGAAATTTTGATTTCTTGAGGTTTGTCTTCCTCAGGCACAATTCTCTCTAAACTTACAACCAAAATACCATTCTTCATATCTGCACCCTTAACGATTATATCGTCTGCAAGTGTGAATGACCTTTTGAATGAACGAGAAGCAAGTCCTTGGTGGACATACTCTTTTGATTCAGTATCCTGTTCTCCCTCGATAATTAGTTTCTCTTTCTCTTTAGAGATAGAAACCTCTTTCTTATCAAACCCAGCAACTGCCATTTCAATTTGGAAATTTTCCTCATCGATTTTTACAATGTTGTAAGGTGGATAGTTTGAACTAGAATGTGTATCAGCACGTTCTAATAGTTGTAGAGTTCTGTCGAACCCGATTGCGAATGGGAATGATTTCCCGAAGACATCGTCATAGATAGTCATAGTTTTCTCCTTTATTAAGCAAGTTTATAATG